GGACAAAATATGATGAAATTTACTGGAGTTAAACTTCCAGGAGGAGTAGAGTTAAATGGAAGACAAATGTATGATGATGCCCAAAAAGAAATTGATATTTTGATGGAAAAAATGTCAAACACTTATGAACTTCCACCATTAGACATGATTGGTTAATTTATGTTAAATCCATTTTTTCTCCAGGGATCAAAATCAGAACAAGGTCTTATACAGGACTTGATCAATGAACAATTGAGAATGTATGGTATTGAAGTTTATTATCTACCAAGAAAATATATAACAGAAAAAAAGGTAATTAGAGAGGTTATTGAATCTGAGTTTTCAAATGCATATCCAATAGAAGCTTATTTGGATAATTTTGAAGGATATGGCGATAATACAACTATATTATCTAAATTTGGAATACAAGCACTTAATGAAATTAATTTGATAATTTCTAGAGAGAGATTTAAAACTTATATTTCTCCATTAATAGAGAACATACCAAACATTAAATTATCCACAAGACCAAAGGAAGGTGATTTAATTTATTTTCCTCTCGGGGATAGAATTTTTGAAATAAAATATGTCGAGCACGAAAAACCTTTTTATCAACTCCAAGGACTATATACTTATCAGTTAAAATGCGAATTGTTCCGCTACGAAGATGAAATTATTGATACTGGAATATCAGATATTGATGACAATATAAATGGTGACACAGGAGGAGATGTGCCGATCGGTCCAATACAAAAACTCCAAATGATAGGGATAGGTATAACCGCAACTGCAAGCACTGGAATAGTAACTGGAGGAATTAGATTTATAACGGTAACCAATAGAGGAGGAGGTTATACTAGCGTACCTGCCGTTGGAATTTCTTCTGCTCCAGCAAATACACAATCTGCTTCCGCAATTGCTAAGATGATTGGAGGAATAGTTGTATGTAATGACAATACAAATCCTCAAGCACAATCTGTTCAAAGTGTGGAAATCACAAACCCAGGATATGGATACACCACAACTCCCGGAGTTAGGTTTATTGGTGGAGGTGGCAATGGAGCAACTGCAAGAGCAACTCTAGGAGATGGAATAGTAGGAATTATCACTATTACTAATTCAGGTTCAGGATATGTAAATCCACCAACAATAACCTTTACGGGCATTTCATCAGTCTCTGCGGCAGCAACAGCAGTTGTTTCGGTTGCCGGATCAATTACTTCTATTAGAATCACGAATGCCGGTCTTGGATATACACAGACTCCAACGATTACTATTAGTAGTCCTTCAATTACTTCAAGTGGAAGTTTTATATTCAACGAAATTGTAACAGGAAATCAAAGTGGAGTAACTGCTAGAGTTAGATCTTGGAATTCTATTACAAATGTGTTAGAGGTCTCTAATATAAATGGGCAATTTACGCCAGGAGAAAACATAGTAGGAACTGCATCAAGTGCTTCTCATTATTTGAGAAGAGTAGAAACCCTTTCGGTTAAAGATGGTTTTACAAATAATGACGAAATTGAAGATGAAGCAGATGAAATAATAGATTTTAGTGAAAGAAATCCCTTTGGGATGCCATAAATAGAAAATAATCAATCAATTTATTAATATAGTAAGGAAAGTTAAAGTATGTTTGAATATTTTTATCACGAAGTTTTAAGAAGCACAGTGGTTGCATTTGGTTCTCTATTTAATGATATAAGTATTAAACATACTGATAGTAATAAAAATGTAAAAAGTGTCATTAAGGTTCCTCTTGCATATGGACCAACTCAAAAATTTCTTGCTAGATTAGAACAATCGCCAGATTTGAATAAACCGGTACAAATTACACTCCCAAGAATGTCTTTTGAATTTACTGGATTGACCTATGATCCATCAAGAAAGGCAACAACAACTCAAACATTTACTTTGAAGTCTTCTTCAAATGGTGCTGAGACAAAAAAAGCATATCTACCAGTTCCTTATAATATGCAATTTGAGCTTAGTATTATGTCTAAGCTAAATGATGATGCACTACAAATCATAGAGCAAATTTTACCATATTTTCAACCCGCATATACTATGACGGTAGAACTAATTAATGAAATTAATGAAAAAAGAGATATTCCTATAATCTTAGAAAGCATTGCGATGCAAGATGATTATGAAGGAAACTTTTTATCGAGAAGAGTATTATTATATACATTAAGATTTACTGCAAAAACTTATCTTTTTGGACCAGTTTCTTCTGCAACAAAAGATATTATCAAAAAAACTACAATTGGTTATATTGCTGGAGATACTACAAATTCTCCAGCAAGAGAAATTGTTTATTCTGCTCAACCAAGAGCAATCAGAAATTATACGGGAAATGTTTTAACAACATTAACCAAAGATGCAAGTACAGAAGATATACTAATTTATGTTAGCGATTCGTCATCTATAGTTTCCAATACATATCTCGATATTGAGGGAGAAGAAGTATACGTAAAACTTGTTTCCGGAAATGCTATTACAGTAGAAAGAGGTAGAGATGGAACACCAATTACCTCTCATTTAATCGGCGCAGAAGTAAAGTCTATAACAACTTCCGACAATATGTTAATAGAAGATGGTGATGATTTTGGTTTTAGTGGTTCAAATTTATAACTTTTATAGAAAATGACAAAAAAATTTGATAACCTAAATCAGACTTTTAACACAAGTGCTGAAATTATATCTAAAAAAATAGATACTAATATAGAAAATATAGAGACACATACTTCTAGTATTTCAGATGATATTAAAAAAGATTATGAATATACTAGGGGAAATTTATATTCACTAATAGAAAAGGGACAAGAAGCTATTAATGGTATTCTTGAATTGGCACAAGAAAGTGAAATGCCTAGAGCATATGAGGTTGCTGGACAACTTATTAAAAGTGTTGCAGATGCCACAGATAAATTAATGGAACTTCAAAAAAAATTAAAAGACGTAGAAGAAAATAAAATAAAAGGACCAACAACAGTCAATAATGCATTGTTTGTTGGATCTACCTCAGAACTAGCAAAATTTTTAAAGCAACAATCCCAAGAAAGTATAGAATAATAAATATAAAAAGGTACTTAATATAGTTCAATGCCTAAGTTGAAATCTCATAAAACAGTTGAGCAAATTGCAAAAAAACATCGTCTTGATGTTTCCTTTATACAAAATCAACTTGATATGGGAGAACCTATTGAGCACGAACACACTAAAGATCATAAATTAGCACGTCATATTGCTCTTCAACATCTTGATGAGATTCCAGATTATTATACTCGTTTGAAAAAAATGGAAGCATCCGCTAAAAAGAATCATAAAAAATTTAAGGATGTGAAAGAAGAAACTAAATCGGGAGATGAAAGTCTCCGTGATTGGTTTAAAAAATCTAGTGGAACAGATCCAAAAACAGGAAGAAAGGTGAAAGGATGGGTTCAACTAGGAGGTCCATTTGCTGGTGCTCCTTGTGCTCGCCAGCCAGGTCAAACTTCTACACCAAAATGTGGAAGTTCTAAAATGGCAGCAAATCTTTCTCCAGAAGAGGAAGAAAAAGCATTTAGAAGAAAGAATAGAAACGATCCAAATCAACCAGAAAAAAATAACGCATCAAAACCAACTAACGTAAGAACTGAAGAAATGGATTTACAAGAAAAAAAGAAGTCTGGAAAAAAAGATGCGTGCTATAATAAAGTAAAGTCTAGATATGATGTTTGGCCGAGTGCATATGCGTCCGGAGCACTTGTAAAATGCCGTAAAGTTGGTGCTGCAAACTGGGGAACTAAATCTGAGGAAACTATGCATGAAGAAGAAAGATACTGTCCTTTATGTGATAAAAGAGAAACAAGATCTGAATGTTCTTACGGAGAAAAAGTTTGGGATAAAATCTCAATTAAAGATGAAGAATATTCAATGGCAAGATCAGAACTTAAAACCATTGAAGATGCGGTAAAAAGACTTAAAGCAAAAGTTGGTAAAGGTGAAGGAGATCTAGAAGCATGGGTTCAATCAAAAATCACTAAAGCAGCAGATTATATTGATACTGCAGCAGATTATATCGCAAGTGGTGAGATGGAAGAGGGAATAAGTTTTGAAGTAAATCCTAAAGATATTAGAAAATCTAAACGTTCTACAAGTATTAGAAATCTTTCTCTGCAAGGTGCAACTGAAGGAGAAAGAGAGGCGGCACAATCAAAAAGAAAAGATCCCAAAATACCTTTAGTAAGACCTGGAGATACTAATATCAGAAACATAAATGCCGAATACGAACCATCCATAGTAGATAAAATTTTATCAGAACTAGGAGAAAGTGGTCCATGTTGGAAAGGTTATAAAAGAAAAAAAGGAACTTCTAAATTCGAAAAAGGTTCTTGCGTAAAATCAGAAAATGTTTCTATTGAAGATGCAAATGGAAATACATTTGCGGAAGTTATTGATATTATTAAACCTGAACCAATTAAAGGATTTAAGTCTCAAGTAAATGAAGCAATAAGAATGCAAGCACAAACAGGGAATGTAATTGGAGTCACTTTAAATTGGAGAGGAAAATATTATTCTCTTAAAATGTTTTTCCCTCAGGTCAAACTTCCAACACGTAAAGAAATAAATAATGAACTCCAAAAAGTTTATCCTGGGTGCATCACAATTTATCATTCCGTCTCTGAAATTCAACCAGGACAACCTTTAATCCAGGCATTTGGACCTCAAGGTGGAAGTGCAGCAAAACCTGGTCCTAGTAGAAATTATGTAAAACCAATCGGAATGATGGGGGAAGAAGTTGAGATTGACGAAGACTGGCAAAAAGTAAATCGTCAAGATAGAACTGATGGTTTGAGTTCTGCTGCAGTAAAGGCATATCGTAGAGAAAATCCCGGTTCAAAACTTCAAACTGCAGTAACTGAAAAAAATCCTACAGGTAAGAGATCTGATCGTCGTAAATCATTTTGCCGTCGTATGTCTGGAATGAAGTCCAAACTTACTTCAACAAAAACAGCAAGAGATCCAGATAGTAGAATTAATAAAGCACTTAGACGTTGGAATTGTAATTAATTTTTAGGAGTTTGTTATGGCAAATAATGATGTTTATCTTGGCAATCCGTTATTAAAAAAAGCGAATACCACTCACGAATTTACTGAAGATCAAATTCTTGAAATCTCCAAATGCATGAGTGATCCTGTTTATTTTGCAAAAAATTATGTAAAAATTGTAACTCTTGATCATGGATTACAACCATTTAAAATGTATCCATTTCAAGAAAAACTTGTAAATAGATTTCACGAGCATAGATTTAATATCTGCAAGATGCCTCGTCAGACGGGAAAATCAACTACCGTAGTATCTTTTCTCTTACACTATGCAGTATTCAATGATAATGTAAATATAGGCATCTTAGCAAACAAAGCAGCGACCGCTAGAGAACTGTTAGATAGATTGCAGACAGCATATGAAAATTTACCAAAGTGGATGCAACAAGGAATTATCTCTTGGAACAAGGGTTCTTTGGAACTTGAAAATGGAAGTAAAATCTTGGCTGCTTCTACTTCTGCTTCTGCAGTTCGTGGTATGTCATTCAACATTTTATTTTTGGATGAATTTGCGTTCGTCCCAAATCATATCGCAGATTCATTCTTTGCTTCGGTTTATCCTACGATTACTTCAGGTAAAAATACAAAAGTAATTATAGTATCAACTCCACATGGTATGAATCATTTCTACCGAATGTGGCATGATGCAGAAAAAGGTAAGAATGAGTATGTATTCACAGACGTTCATTGGAGTGAAGTTCCTGGAAGAGATGAGGAATGGAAAAAGCAAACCATATCAAACACTTCGGAACAACAATTTAAAGTTGAGTTTGAATGTGAATTTTTAGGATCTGTAGATACTTTAATTGCTCCATCAAAATTAAGATCCCTTGTTTATGATCACCCCAAGACGCGCAGTGCGGGATTGGATGTTTATGTGGATCCTGAAGATAACCATGATTATCTTATTACAGTAGATGTTGCAAGAGGAGTAGGAAATGATTACTCTGCATTTACTGTTGTTGATATAACTGAATTTCCCCACAAAGTAGTTGCAAAGTATAGAAATAATGAAATAAAACCTATGCTTTTTCCAAGTATCATTGATGAAGTTGGAAAAAGTTACAATGATGCATATGTGTTATGTGAAGTTAATGATGTTGGAGATCAAGTAGCAAGCATTCTTCAATATGATTTAGAATATAAAAATTTACTAATGTGCTCAATGAGGGGAAGAGCAGGTCAAATTGTAGGTCAAGGATTTTCTGGAAAGAAAACTCAACTTGGGGTCAAGATGTCAAAGACAGTAAAAAAAGTCGGATGTCTTAATCTCAAAACAATGATTGAAGAGAATAAGTTATTTTTAAATGATTATGAGATTATTGCAGAACTCACCACATTTATCCAAAAACACAATTCATTTGAAGCAGAAGAGGGATGTAATGATGATCTTGCAATGTGCTTAGTAATATATGCTTGGTTAGTAGCTCAAGATTATTTTAAAGAACTTACAGATCAGGACGTAAGAAAACGGTTATATGAAGAGCAAAAAAACCAAATAGAACAAGATATGGCACCATTTGGTTTTGTATCTGATGGATTAGATAGTAGTAGTTTTGTAGATAATGATGGAGATAGATGGTTTGTTGATGAATATGGAGATAGGTCATATATGTGGGAATATATGTAATGGACATAAACACTCAGATAAAATTCGGTCATTTACTTCTCACGGATAGAAAATGTAGAGTGTGTGGGGAAATAAAAAATTTGATAGATGGATTTTATAGAACAAGAAAAGATAGAGGTCCAGTAGCATCATCATATTCATATGAATGCAAAAATTGCACAATAAAAAGAATAGTTGCGAATAAAATAACATCAAACGTTATAGTTAAGTGGGAATATCCTGATTGGTAGATATTCACGTCAAGTTTCCCCTGCGTAAAGTATTTTTTTAATAAATATTTTTTAGATAAACTGAGATTTTACGGAGAAAAAAATGGCGACTCCTCAATTATCTCCAGGCGTACTCGTCAGAGAGGTTGACTTAACTGTAGGAAGAGCTGATAATGTTTTAGATAATATTGGAGCAATTGCAGGTCCCTTTCCAATCGGTCCTGTTAATTATCCAATTGATATTACAACTGAGCAAGATTTAATCAATACTTTCGGAAAACCAATTTCGACTGATGCACAATATGAGTATTGGATGAGTGCATCTTCCTATCTCTCCTATGGTGGTGTTCTTAAAGTTGTTAGAACTGGTGGAGAGATTCTCAACAACGCAAATGCCGGTGTTGGTGCTGCATCAACCACATCTTTAGATATTGACAATTACGATGATTATATTAATAATCATTCGGAAGGAAATAACTTTACATTTGCTGCGAAGAATCCAGGTTCTTGGGCAAATGATCTTAAAGTCTGTGTTATTGATGATCTGGCAGATCAAACTATTGGTATTTCAACAACCAATGTTAGTGCCCTTGGAGCACAAATTGGTTTTGGTGTTACTGCTGCAATCAATAATGTTGTTATTCCTGGAGCAGGAACAACTTCGCCTTTTAATGGATATTTAAAAGGTATTATTACTGGTGTTACAACAGATGCAACTAATGGTGCAAGTAGCATTGACGTAAAAATTGTATCAAGAGTTTCCTCTGCAGGAACTGAGACTCAAATTAATTATGCAGAAGGTACAGAATTTTCTTCATATGCAGTATCCACAACTCTTAGATTTGTAAATAATTCCGGTATTAATACAGGAACTGCAACTAGTGCCACATCAGTATCCGATTGGTACAATAACCAAACTTTAGGTTTAACAAATACTACAATTTATTGGAAGTCTATTGCACCAAAACCAGTTTCAAATCAATATGTTCTTGAAAGAAATGGTAAGAATGATGCTATTCACGTTGTAGTTGTTGATGATCTTGGAACTATTACAGGTAATCAAGCAACTCTTCTTGAGAAGCACGTTGGTCTATCTAAAGCACTAGATTCAGTTTCAGCGGTCAATTCTCCACAAAAGATTTGGTATGAGCAATATCTTGCAGATTTCTCATCTCAAATTTATGCAGGCGGAAATCCTTCAAGTGCAGCGGATTCTCACTGGGGAACAGCACCAAGAGCAACTGGATTTACAACGTATTCTGGTGTTGCTTCTGCTTCATTCACCCCAGTTTCTACCGCAAATGGTCTTTGGGGATCATCTGCACAAGATGTAACATTTAGTGCAATTGGAAACAAAACATATACCTTAACCGGTGGTGTTGATTATTCCCCTGCTGGTGGGATGAAACCAACTCTTGCAGATTTGATCACATCTTACGATAAGTTCTCCAACAAAGATGAAGTTCAAGTTGATTATCTGATTATGGGTCCTGGATTTGATAATCAAGCGGATTCTCAGGCAAAAGCACAATATCTAATTTCTATTGCGGAACAAAGAAAAGATTGTGTTGCTGTGATTGGACCTCATAGGACTGATTTAATTGGCATTACCAATACTACAACACAAACAACCAACCTTGTTAAGTACTTCAGTTCACTATCATCATCTTCATATGCAGTATTTGATAGTGGATATAAGTACACCTATGATAGATTCAATAATAAGTTCGTATATATTCCTTGTAACGCTGATGTTGCAGGTCTAATGTGCCGCACTAACATTGTTGCATATCCTTGGTTCTCTCCTGCTGGACAGCAAAGAGGAATTATTAACAATGCTATCAAACTTGCTTATAATCCAAATAAGGCACAAAGAGATCAACTCTATCCACAGAGAGTCAATTCAATTGTAACTCAACCTGGTATTGGAACTCTTCTTTTTGGAGATAAAACTGCTCTTGGATATGCATCTGCATTTGACAGAATCAATGTTCGTCGCTTGTTCCTCACTATTGAGCAAGCACTGCAAAGAGCTGCTCAAGCACAACTGTTTGAACTGAATGACGAACTGACCAGAGCAAACTTTAAGAATATTGTTGAACCTTATCTCCGCGATGTTCAAGCAAAGAGAGGACTTTACGGATTCTTCGTTGTTTGTGATACAACAAACAACACTCCAGATGTTATTGATAATAATGAATTTAGAGCGGATATTTTCTTAAAACCAGCAAAATCTATCAACTACATAACTCTTACTTTTGTCGCAACTCGTACAGGAGTAAGTTTTGAAGAAGTTGCAGGTACTGTTTGATATCATTATTCAATAAATAACCTAAGGAGGTAACGACCGTGGCAAGACTCAAAACAATCTCTCAATTTAAGAGTGCTCTAAGTGGTGGTGGTGCTCGCCCCAATCTATTTGAAGTTGAACTAACGACTTTCCCTTCGGGGATTAGTTGGGATGCAGATAAATTTAAGTATCTCTGCAAAGCAGCTGCTTTACCTGGATCAAATGTTGCAAGTATAGATGTTCCTTTTAGAGGAAGAACTTTTAAAGTTGCTGGAGATAGAACCATCGATGCTTGGACTGTGACTATTATTAATGATGAAGACTTCAAACTCAGAAGAGCATTTGAAGCATGGAGCGATCTGATTGCAAAACTTGACAATAACCTGGGTGCAACAAATCCTGGTTCATATATGAGCAATGCAACAGTTTATCAACTCGGAAGAGGTTCTCAGATAAACAGCACTACTAATGCAGGTGCAGATAGTTCTATCTTAGCTGCCTATAAATTTGTTGATATTTTCCCAACAAGCGTATCACCTATTGATTTATCTTATGATAGTGGAGACACTATTGAAGAATTTACAGTGGAATTCCAAGTTCAATCTTACGAGATTATAAGTTCATCTACAGCATCTAAAGTCTGATAAATAGACCAAAGGTATAAAAAAATAAATTATGGCAAGATTGTTTGGATTTTCTATTGAAGATAATGAACCATTATCTCAAGGTGTCGTTAGTCCTGTCCCCGAAAATAATGAGGATGGGACTGACCACTACTTGAGTAGTGGTTTTTTTGGTTCTTATGTAGATATTGAAGGAGTATATAGAACAGAATTTGATTTAATTAAAAGATATCGTGAAATGGCACTTCACCCAGAGTGTGATAGTGCAATTGAAGATATTGTAAATGAAGCAATTGTATCAGATACGAATGATACTCCAATAGAAATTGAACTTTCAAATCTAAATGCTAGTGATGGTATTAAAAAGAAAATTAGGCAAGAATTTAAATATATTCTTTCACTATTAGATTTTGATAAAAAGTCTCACGAAATTTATAGAAATTGGTATATTGATGGAAGACTTTATTATCATAAAGTTATTGATTTAAAAAATCCACACGAAGGAATTCAAGAGTTGCGTTACATAGACCCAATGAAAATGAGGTATGTAAGGCAGCAGAAAAAAAGCGAAAAAGATAAGTATAGAGTATCCAATATTAATAGCGATAATCCTATGGACTTTGAGTTTCCTCAGATAGAGGAATATTTTGTGTATAGTCCAAAATCAACATATCCTACAGGAAATCCTTCTTCTATGGGAGGATCTCAAGGGATTAAAATGTCTAAAGATTCAATTACTTATTGCACTTCTGGTCTTGTAGATAGAAACAAAGGATCAACTCTTTCCTATTTACATAAAGCAATTAAGTCTCTTAATCAATTGAGAATGATTGAAGACTCATTAGTAATTTATCGTTTATCTCGTGCTCCGGAGCGTAGAATTTTCTATATCGATGTAGGTAATCTACCAAAGGTTAAGGCAGAACAGTATCTTCGTGATGTTATGATGAGATACCGTAATAAACTTGTATATGATGCAAATACAGGAGAAATTCGTGATGATAAAAAATTTATGTCTATGTTGGAAGATTTTTGGCTTCCTCGTCGTGAAGGTGGTAGGGGTACAGAAATCTCTACTCTTCCTGGGGGACAAAACCTAGGGGAAATTACTGACATAGAATACTTTAAGAAAAAACTATATCGTTCTTTAAATGTTCCACCCTCAAGAATGGATGGGGAAGGTGGATTCAATCTTGGACGTTCTTCAGAAATTCTTAGAGATGAAGTTAAATTCAGTAAATTTGTTTCTCGTTTGAGAAAGAGATTCTCATATATGTTCCACGATATGCTTAGAACTCAATTGATTCTTAAGAATATTATTACCCCAAAAGATTGGGATATTATGGAAGAGCACATTCAATATGATTTTCTATATGATAATCATTTTGCAGAACTTAAAGATGCGGAACTTCTCAATGAAAGACTGAATATGGTTCAAGTTGCAGAACCATATGTAGGTAGATATTTTTCTCAAGATTACTTAAGAAGAAAGATTTTACGTCAAACTGATGAAGAAATTATTGAGCAAGATAAGATTATGAAGAAAGAAATTGAAAATGGAATAATTCCAGATCCAAATCAACCAATAGATCCAAATACTGGTATGCCTTTAGACCAAACATCACAAATGGATTTGGGACAACCTGTTATGGAACCAGAACTCAATGCTTCTTCTACCGAAATAAATGCAAAACCAGTAGAAATGCCTAAGGGCGGAGAGATATAAATAAAGAAAATTACTTAGGTATTAAAATGGATGACCTCCTTGATATGATTGTTGCAGATGAATCACCTTCACAAATCAGCGACAAAATTAAAGAACTTCTTTTTATAAAATCAGCAGAAAAAATTGACGAATTTCGCCCAATTATAGCAAATTCAATGTTTAATGGAGATAATGAAGAAATAGAGGAAGAATGAAATCATTCAAACAATTTCTTTCAGAAAGTATAAGTATTGCCGGAGATTTTAACGGCAATCTTTATATTAATAATTCTGAACCTCAAGTACAACAAGTTGGCGAAGAATATATTGCTGATGTAATGTGGAATGGAAACTTTTATAGACTTGAACTAGTCACAAAAACTGGAATTCCATCTACAAGAGACCTTGGTGAGCAATTGCAATCCGATTATCCTGGAGCAGTTGTTCATCAGATTTATCCAGTTACAGAAAAAAATTTAAACATCAAAAACGCACAAAGATATCACCCATCAAAGTTAGAATGGATTGATTGATAAATGGCTCAGTGGAATAAAGTAGAACAAGATTATTTAAATCAGGAAAGGAGTCTTTTTGAAGTTAATATGATTGCCACAAAAGATGGCAGTCCAGTTTCTTTTGAAAATCCATTTCCAGTATCTCTTGGAAGTTCAAATATTACGATTAATGGTGATGTAAGTATTGGAGCAACGGTAGATGTTGCAAGTACTCAGGAAAATCCAGTTCATACTCACATCACAGAAGTTGGGATAAGTAGTATTTTAACTGTTCCATATCTTCCAGTTGGTGTTGGAACAGTAAATCTAAATCTTACATATCTTCCAGTTGGCATTTCTTCATTACTGAATACCGTAGCAATATCTAATACAAGTTTTTATATTTCTGGTTTTGGTTCATCGGTTTCAATTTCCAATACTTCATTCTATGTAACTGGAATTGGTGGTTCAGTATCAATTGCAAATACTGGTTTTTATGTCTTAAATCCGGTCACTTCTGTAACTGTTGGAGGAACTGTTTCTATTGCAAATACAGTATCAATATCCAATACTTCCTTCTATGTAATCAATCCCGTAACAACAGTTGCAGTATCAGGTATTGGTTCAACAGTCACAGTTCAGGGAACAGTAGGTATTGGAACCACTGGACAAGTATCAATCAACCTCAATAATTCACCAGTCAGCACTTCAAACCCATTTCCAGTCACTGGAACAGTATCAATTTCTACAACATCATCAGCATCTGTTACATTTCCACCAATAGCAACTGATGCATTTGGAAGATTAAGAACATCATCCCCACTCACACTTTTTGATAGTTCTCACAGATATAGAGATAACAATCTTTGGAGTGGTTTAGTTGTAGGAACTGGTTCTACAGTTGGATTTGTAACGGCACAAGGTTTAGTAAATTTAACTGTTGGTGTCGGAAGCACCGCATCAATCATTAGAGAAACCACAAAAGTATTTTCATACCAACCAGGAAAATCATTACAGGTATTAAATACGTTTGTATTCAACCCAACAAAAACAAATCTTCGTCAAAGAGTAGGATATTATGGCGCAGATAATGGAATGTATCTGGAACTTGATGGAAGTAATTTATATTTTGTAGAAAGAACTTATGTTCCAGGAGTTGTAACAGAAACAAGGATAGCACAAGCAGATTGGAACATTGATACGATGCTTGGTGCTGGTCATTTAAATCCGTCTGGTGTCACATTAGATATTAGTAAGGCACAAATTCTTTGGATGGATATTGAATGGTTGGGAGTTGGAACAGTTAGGTTGGGTTTTGTAGTTGATGGGAAGTTTATTCACTGTCATTCATTCCATCACGCAAACTTAATCACTTCAACTTATATTACAACGGCATCATTACCTTTGAGATATGAGATTGCAAATACTGGAATTACAACAAGTTCAAGCACACTGAAACAAGTTTGTTCT